CAAAGAAGACCGCAGGCGCGCCCGCGCGCTAGGCGGTGAGTAATGGCCGTCTCGCCTAGTGTAAAAAGCAAGCTCAGCAAGGCTGTCATCGCTCTAATCATTTCTGGCGCTAGCGCCTCGGCGATATTCAGCCAGTTCCTCGATGAGAAAGAAGGCAATCGCCTCAACTCCTATCAGGACGGCAAAGGCATTTGGACAATATGCCGCGGCACCACGCGCGTTGATGGCAAGCCGGTGACGCAGGGCATGCGCCTTACTGCGCAGCAATGCGAACGGGTGAACCAGATTGAGCAGAATGCCGCGATTGCGTGGGTTACGAAGAATGTCCACGTACCGCTGACGGCGCCGCAAATTGCCGGAATCGCCTCCTTTTGCCCGTACAACATCGGCCCCGGCAAATGCTTCCCTTCCACGTTCTATCGCAAGCTTAATGCTGGCGACCGGCGCGGGGCATGCGCCGAGATAAAGCGCTGGGTGCGTGACGGTGGCAAAGACTGCAACATCCGCGCGAATAACTGTTTCGGCCAGATCGAGCGCCGCGACCAAGAGAGTGAGCTGACATGCTGGGGGCTTGATGGTTAATAAAGCGGCCGTGATAGCAACGTTGATTATCCTTGCGCTGATTAGCATGCTGCTGGCGCTGGCGTTCCATTTTTATGGCGTTTCTGTAGAGGCGAAAGGCAAGGTTAGCCAACTGCAAAGCGATAACGCCTTACAGGCTCAAGTAGTGACCACACAGGCGTTTAACTTCCAGCGCTCAAACCAAATAGCCAGCGCCGCGCAACAATACGCCGTGCAGATCGCTGGAAAGAGTCAGGAGCGTGAAATTGAATATCGAACGATTCTCAAGAGCGAGCCGACCTGTGCTCTGCCTATCCCTGCTGGTATTGCTAACGGCCTGTACGACTACGCGGACCGTTTACGTGCCAGCGCAATGCACCCCGATACCGGCCAGCCTATTGCAGCCGCTGTTAGCGCCACTGCCTCCCGCCGAATAACTTACTGTCAGGCGGTTTTGTGGATTGACCCGCTGCTTACCTTGATTGACCAAGCGAACAGCCAGCTCGCAGGAATTCGTCAAATTGAAGAGGCCAGACAGAAATGATTAAGCGTTTTCTCGCATGGCTGAAAAGCATCTATTTCAAACCGGCAGCCGCCGACATAAAAACACCAGAGGTAGTAATCATGTCCGAACCACTGCAAGACCAGCCAATCAATCACACGCCTGTTACCTCAACTATTCCAGATGTGAATCAGCAGCAGCCTGCGCCATCGGCTTCGATTGCTCCGGCAGAAGCAGCAAAACCACTATCTCCGCTGGAAGCTCTCAAGGCGCGCGATGATGAGTTTGTGAATTTCGTGGTGCACGGCTTGTCCGTTCTCGGCGAAAAGGCTGAGGCCGAACTGGTGGCGCTGAAAGCCAAGTATTTCTAAGTCCGATAGAGCATTACAAGGGGCATCACCTTACCGATGCCCCTGATAATGATTTAACGGAGGTTTTAAGGAGTGAAAATGACGCTGAACGACGAGCAAAAGGCGCTTTTCGCTGCCCTTACACCTTTGCAGAAGAAATTTGTCACCCATCTGCTCAAAGGCAAAAACCAGACAGATTCTTACAAAAAGGCGGGAGGCAAGGCCAAGGGCGATGCGCTCAGGGCTGCCGCGTCGCGAATGTATGCAAATGTTAACGTTTCAGCGTTCCTGCGTTACGTTCAGCACGAAGTCGTTTCTGACGCCGTGATGACGTACCAGGAAGCGCTCGAACGCCTGACCGTAATGGGGCGCACGTCGATCGCTGATCTTGCCACGTTCGGCACGCACGTTGTCGGCGAAGACGATGACGGCCACCCAATAATTCAATCGGTCTGGTCGTTCAAAGGCTCGGACGAATTGAAGCCGGAACACCTCGCCGCGATATCGGAGCTGACTGCCGGGAAGGATGGCTTGAAGATGAAGCTGCATGACCCGAAAGCCGCGATTAAGCAGCTCGCTGAATTGCAGGGCTGGGAAGCGCCGAAAAAGACAGAGATTAGCGGTCCGAACGGTGGCCCAATCCAGACTGCCAACTTAACGCCGGATGAGGCAGCAGAAGCCTATCGCAAAATGATGGGGTGAATACACCTTTCCTGAGATGATTAAAACAATAAGGAAAGGTGTGGGAGTTAAATAATTATTCTCTGCTTAACAGACGCCCTAAGGCTGTTGCTGCGCCAGCTCTAGCTACAGGACTACCGTCACGAGTTAACTCGATTAATTTATCGATAATTAATGTCTTTTTGGACCCAGCTTCACCAAGAGCGATGGCTGCGGCAGATCTAACTTGATCGACGTTATCGCTCAATAGAGTGATGAGGCGATCCTCTACTTTTTTATTCACTTCTAATCTCCTTTTGTTGTGAATATTAAATATCTGACTTTTCTTTAAGAATAACAACTATAAACCCAAATGTTGGATGCACTATGCCGATCCCATTCCCCTTTAATTTCAAAGAGCCGGACTACATGCAGGTTTTTGAATGGCGGATGGAGAGGCTCCAGCGCATTCGCCAAGACCCGCAATTGCTGCCGGTTCTCAAAGCATTTTACAAAGACAATCCCGCCCAGTTCATCATCGATTGGGGGATGACCGTTGACCCTCGCAACGTAGAGCGCGGCTTGCCTGCGCGCATCCCGTTTCTTCTGTTCCCGAAACAGGAAGAGTGGATCCAGTGGTTCGTTGAGCGCTGGCGCAACGCCGAGCCTGGCATTACCGAGAAAACGCGTGATATGGGCATGTCATGGCTAACCGTAGGCATGGCCTCGTCGCTCTGCCTGTTCAACCGCGGCGTTTTCGCTGGCTTCGGCTCTCGTAAAGAGGAATACGTCGATAAAATCGGCTCGCCTAAATCGCTATTTGATAAGGCGCGAAATTTCATCTCGCTGCTGCCCGCTGAATTTCGCGGCGGCTGGAGCGTCAAGCAGCACGCGCCACACATGCGGATCTTGTTCCCTGACACCGATTCGGCCATGACCGGCGAGGCGGGTGATGGGATAGGCCGTGGTGACCGTACCAGCTTTTACATCGTCGATGAGTCTGCGTTTCTTGAGCGGCCACACTTGGTCGATGCCTCGCTGTCTGCGACGACAAACTGCCGTCAAGACGTGTCCACGCCGAACGGTATGGCGAACTCATTCGCGGAGCGTCGCCACGGCGGCAAAATAAAAGTATTCACGTTCCACTGGCGCGACGACCCGCGCAAGGACGACGCCTGGTATGCGAAGCAGGTCGAAAATCTCGACCCCGTGACCATCGCGCAGGAAATCGACATCAACTACAACGCGTCTGTTGAGGGCGTGCTGATCCCGTCCGCTTGGGTTCAGGCTGCCATCGATGCGCATGAAAAGCTTGGCATTCAGCCAACTGGCCAGCGCATAGGGGCGCTCGATATCGCTGACGAAGGCAAGGACACCAACGCATTCACAACGCGGCATGGCTTCCTGCTGGAAGACGTCGAAGAGTGGTCCGGCAAAGGTGACGACATTTTCGGAACGGTTCAAAAAGCTTTCATGCTCTGCGATACCGAGCGTCTCGAGCTATTCCGCTATGACGCGGACGGGCTGGGTGCCGGTGCGCGCGGCGATGCTCGGGTGATCAACGAACAGCGCAAGGCTGAGCGTCAGCGCCAAATAACGGCGACACCTTTTCGTGGCAGCGGCTCACCGTCCAATCCAGACGATGAAGCAGTGCCGAGCCAAGATGGGCAGCCGGGCAGGCTCAATAAGGACTTCTTCGCGAACGCCAAAGCGCAAGGCTGGTGGAGTCTACGGACACGCTTTCAGAAAACATACCGCGCAGTGGTCGAAGGCATGGCCTATGACCCTGACGACATCATTTCCATATCCGGATCCATCGAGAAGCGCAGCAAGCTCATCTCTGAACTTTCGCAGCCTACCTACTCCATCAATGGCGTGGGTAAGGTCGTCGTCGATAAGAAACCGGATGGAACGAAATCCCCTAACTTAGCCGATAGCGTGATGATCGCTTACGCGCCGATGGAAGTAACCGCTATGGATATCTGGGACTTGCTGGCAAGAGGTAAAAATGGCTCGTAAACACCGCTCAAATGCAAAGCCGTCGGCAAAGCCAAAGCAGCAGACCATCGATGGTTACGACAACTTCATGTCTCGCCTTGGCTTGCAGACGGGAAACCTTAGCGCCCACGGTACGTACTCGCCTAACTTCACATCGCGTAACCGCGTGCTGCTGGAGTTTGCCTACCGCTCATCGTGGATTGTTGGCGCGGCGGTGGACACCATCGCAGACGACATGACGCGCAAAGGCGTAAGCATCACTTCGCAGATGGACCACAAGGCTAAAAGCCGACTGACTGGACGCTGGGAAGAGTTATCTCTTTGGGATGCTCTGAGTGACACCATTAAGTGGTCTCGGTTATACGGTGGCGCTGTGGGCGTCATTATGATTGACGGTCAGGACATGACCACGCCGCTGAGAATGGAAACCATCGGCCGCGATCAATTTAAGGGGCTGCTGGTTCTTGACCGCTGGATGCTGAATCAGACCATCACCGAAACCATCGACCAACTCGGGCCGGATCTCGGCAAGCCAAAGTTTTATCAGGTTGTGGCTGCACAGCCGGGAATCCCTGCGTGGAAGATTCACCACACGCGGCTTATTCGAATGGATGGTGTCGGGCTGCCGTACCAGCAAGCCTACACCGAGAACGGCTGGGGAATGTCTGTAGTTGAGCGCTTATATGACCGAATCATGGCATTCGATAGTGCCTCAACTGGCGCCGCCCAGTTGGTGAATAAGGCTCACTTGCGCACGTACAGCATCGAGAAGCTACGTGAAATATTAGGCTTTGGTGGCGAGCGCGAAGCCGCGCTTATGAAGCACATAGACATGATCCGTCTGTTCCAGTCCATTGAGGGCATGACGCTCATGGATAAAAGCGATGAGTTTGCGACGCACTCTTATTCGTTTGCTGGTCTTTCGGATGTCATATCGCAGTTCGGTGAGCAGATATCTGGTGCGACGGGGATCCCGCTTGTCAGGCTATTTGGTCAGTCACCAGCCGGATTCTCGGGTGGTGACGCTGATTTGGCAAATTATTATGACAACGTTGGTTCTCAGCAGGAGCGCCGGACACGCAAACCCATTCGCCGCTTGTTTGAAATTTTACACCGTTCGGAATTCGGCACGCCGCTGCCTGAAGACTTCGATTTCGAATTCAACCCACTTTGGCAGATGTCCGACCTTGACCGATCCACTGTGGCATCTAACACAGTCAATTCAATCAGCAAGGCTGTAGAAAGCGGGATTATGCCGCCGCACACTGGCATGGCTGAACTGCGTGACACGTCACGCGTAACTGGCATTGGCTCAAACATTACTGACAGGGATATTGACGATGCGAAGTCGCAGTGGGAGGAGTCTGAATCTGAAGCCAGCCCTGCGCCGACGTTCAGAAGTCCAGTATCAGAAAAGTCTACTGGGGATAGTCAGTCAAATAAACGAAATCGTAACTGGCTCTTACGATGGTTCCCAGGCTAGCGCCGATACCGTAGCCAGCCATCTCCTCGATTACTCTCACGTTATCAATGACTGGTCTACTCAGGTCGCGCAGAAGATGTTCCTGCAAGTCGAAAGTGAAGAGTGGAATCAGTGGCGCTCGGTGTCTCAACAAATATCCGAGGGGCTGCGTGATGTCGTAGGTAACACGCCAGTCGGACAGGTCGCGCAAGACATCGTTTACCGCCAAGTCCAAATGATGCGATCGCTACCACTTGAGGCGGCTGGCCGTGTCAAAGACATTCAGGACCGTGCTATTCAGGCGGTCATTAATGGCGAGCGTCCTGAAGATCTGTACAACATGATCATGCAGTCAGGCGATGTTGCTGCCAGCCGCGCGAGGATGATTGCCCGGACCGAAATTGGACGCGCTACTGGTGCACTCACAGAGGCTCGGGCGGTCTCGGTTGGCTCTGAGGGCTATTGGTGGCGCATCGAGGGAGCGGGTACGCGTCCATCTCATAAAAAAATGCGGGACAAGTTCGTTTATTGGCATAGCCCGCCAACGCTCGACGGCATGACCGGCCACGCCGGCTGCTTGCCTAATTGCAAATGCTGGTCTGATGTTCAGATCCCCTCCCCAAGAAAATAACAGGCCGCCGTCGAGCGGCTTTTTTAATGCCCGCAATTCAGCAGGTGACCAATGAAATACTTCTTCACGACCCGAATTGGGCCGAACCGTTACGAGATGGGGGACGGCTCACTTTTATGTAAAGACGTCCCTATTGCTCGAACAGGTACGCAGGTCTATCTCGCTGGTGATTTACCAGAGATTGAACCAGATGCTGACGGGGAGATTGTCGTAACTCGAACGCCTGAAGAGGTGTTCAGCCCTGAGGCTCTGGCGTCATTCGAAGGCATGAGCGTAGTCATTCTCCACCCTGAGGATGAAGAGGGGAACATCAAGTTTGTTGACCCTAAAAACTGGCGACAGTTGGCAATTGGCCACGTTACAAATGTCCGCCAAGGGAAGGGGGAGCAAGCAGATCTGGTGCTGGCTGATTTGGTGATCAAAGACCAGGTAGGCATTCAGGCAGTACTTGATGGCCTAAGGCAGGTCTCATGCGGCTACGACGCTGAATATGAGCAGACCGCGCCGGGAAAAGCCAATCAGTACCAGATTAGAGGTAATCACACCGCGCTTGTTCCGAACGGGCGGGCCGGTATTCGCTGTTCTATTGGAGATAGTAAAAGTATGGCAAGTAAAGCTAAACAGTGGTTAGCCAGCCTTAAGAAGGCGGTGAAAACCAAAGATTCAGCGGCTACCGAAGAGCTGATGGATAACGTGCCGGAGAACCTTACCGGTGACGACGATGACACTATCCCTACGGTGGTGGTGAAAATCGAAGGCCCGGACGCTGTGCCACCTGCCGCTGAGCAGTCCAGTCAAACGACTGATGATGAAACCGGCATGGACGCCCGATTGAGTGCGCTGGAAGCAACTGTTCAGGCGTTGGTAGCGAAACTCACCCCTGCAACCGGCGATGCCGAGTCGGAAGAAGAGAAAACGGAAGAGAAAAAGATGACCGGCGACGCAGGTTATCAGCAGGACGTGCTCTCTCGCGCCGAATTAATTATGCCGGGCTTCTCTCTGCCTGATGGCTCAAAAATGGGGACCATCAAGCGTCAGGTGCTTAATGCGGCATTTAAAACAGCGGACGGGCGCAAGCTGATTGAGCCGCTGGCTGGAAAGAATACCGACTTCGACAAACTCCACATGGCGACGGTCGACAGCATTTTTAACGGTGCGGCTGAGTTGGCAAAAAGCCGCAACAACGGCCTGCAAGGCCTCGCGGCATTTAGCGCAAACGCTAATTCTACAGACGTTGCAGCGCTGAACAACACCAACAAAGATTTCTGGAACAACAAGAAAGGGGCCAAATAATGACCGGTAAATCAATTCTCTTTACGCCCGATTTTGGCTACGCAGGGGCGCTGACCCGCCCAAATCATTCGACCGTTGAGCCGGTAGTAATGGATACGTCAAATCCATTCACCGCTGACGGGCTGGCCGGGAAAAAAGTCGGCGGTAAATTTATTCCATTGGCCGCCGGTGATGAAGCCGCTGATCTCTACGGTATCCGCGTTCGTTCATTCCCGTTCACTTCAGACAGCGATTTGGCTCGCCAGCTGACTGGCACATACAACCACACTGGCGACGCGCTGGTGCGTGGATACATTGCCGTCAAGGTGAATGCAGGGGCTGTAGTTGATAACGGGGCTGTCTACATTCGCGTGGGTGCTGGCACTCCAACGCAGCCTATCGGTGGCTTTGAGGCGCAAGCGGATGCCACTCCGGCCAATACCGTGCTTATCACTAACGCACGCTTTCTCGGCACTACCGATACAAACGGCATCGCTGAACTCGCCTTCAATATTTAAGGAATGCACACACTATGATCACCTACGACCGACAGACCATCGATAACTCCGGTGCGTTCCTGCTGGGCCAGCTTGAGCGCTTTGACCCAGTACTGAACCTTCCATTATTGGCTTACACGTGGAGCCGTGACGTTGACCTGCGTGAAGACGTTTCCATCGCTGACGAGATGTCCAGCTTCTCTAACAGCAGCTTTTCCGCGCCAAGTTCCGTGGGTAACGACGGCGAATCGTGGATCAGCAACAGCACCAACGTAATTGCTGGTATCGATCTGGATATTCAGAAAACAACCTTGCCGCTTACTCCATGGTCACGCCAGCTTTCGTGGACGGTCTTCGAACTGGCTTCTGCGTTGCAGTTGGGCCGACCGATTGACTCCCAGAAGTTGGACGCAATGAATCAGGTTTATCAGTTGAACATTGACCGGCAGGTTTACGTTGGCAGCGATATTCTGAAGGTTAAGGGTTTGCTTAATCAGTCTGGCGTCACCACCATCAACGCGACCAAAACGTGGGCAAACAGCACCCCTGACGAAATTCGCGCCTCTATCGATGATGGGCTGACAACCGCATGGAAACAGACAGGCCGCGCTGTTGTACCTGATTCGCTGCGTCTGCCGCCAGATCAGTACGCACAGCTGGTAAGCACCATTGTTTCCTCCGCTGGTAACCGCTCACTGCTTGATTACCTGAACGAGAACACCATTGCATATAAGCAAAATGGTAAGCCTCTCGACATTCAGCCAATCAAGTGGCTGGAAGCAGGTGGCGTGACGAATGCGAACCGCATGATGTTCTACACCAAAGACCGCAAATTCGTGCAGTTCCCGTTGGTGCCGTTGCAGCGTACCCCGATGGAATACCGTGACCTGCGTCAGTTGGTGACCTACTACAGCAAAGTGGGCGCGGTTGAGCTGCGTTATACCGACACCATGCTGTATGTCGATGGCATTTAACTGACCACCAGACAAGCCCCGCAAGGGGCTTAAAGGACTCTGCAATGAAGAAAATTCGCGTTCATACGCCCTTTACTTTCAACAATCCTGACTACACAAAAACAACCTTCGCGCCCGGCATCCACAACGTCAAAAACGAAGTCGCCGAGCATTGGTTCACTCTCCGCCACGCAGAGCCGGTAGATAAAGCGGAAGCGTCAGATGATGACGAACTGGAGGCCCAGATCGGCAGCTTGAAGACGCAGATTGCTGACCTGATGGCGAAAAATGACGACCTAACCGCACAGGTTACCGCTGCCGCCGAGGGCTTGCTGGAACGCAATACCCTCATTGATGAGAAAGACCAGCAGATTGCTGACCTGACGGCGCAGATCGCTGCTTTATCGGAGAAAGCTGATGGAGCCAAAAAATAGCAATCTCCCGACCGTAGCCCAGTTCCGCAATGACTTTCCCCAGTTTGCCAGCTCAACAACGTTTCCTGATGCACAAATCCAGTTCCGTCTCGGTCTTGCTGACATCCAACTTGATCAGAATCGGCTCGGTTCAATGTTTGTGTACATGGTTGAGTTGTTCGTAGCGCATTACCTGTATCTCTACGCTGCCGATAGCCGCTCATCCTCGGTTGGTGGCGCTGGTGGGAGTAACAGTGGCATTCAGACCTCTAAGTCGGTCGATAAAGTCAGCGTGAGTTATGACACGTCCGCCACGTTAAACCCGGACGCAGGCTTTTGGAACAATTCGCGCTACGGATCTGAGTTTTATCAAACGTTAATCATGTTTGGTGCCGGGGGGCGTCAGCTATGAAAAGCGGGCTGACGGTCAGAGCTGATAATGCGTCATCTATCCTTGATGCGCTTAAAAGGCTGAGCAAGACGGATGTGCTGGTGGGCATTCCCGCGGAAAAAGCGGTTCGCGAAGATGGCGAAAAGCTCAACAACGCGG